ATGGGAACGATCACAAAGCGCACAAACCCCAGCGGGGCAGTGGTGTATCGAGCGCAAGTCCGCATAAAAAAGGCGGGTGCGCCCGCTTATAACGAGTCTAAAACATTTACCAAAAAAGCACTAGCCGCTGAATGGCTCAAGCGGCGCGAAGCGGAGATTGAGGCAAACCCGGATTTGATATTTGGCATTCAAAAAATGCGGATGCCAACCCTCGCCGCCGCCATCGATAGCTACCTAGCCGAGCTGCCGGCAGTTGGTCGCAGCAAAAAGCAGGGGCTGTTGTTTCTGCGCGGCTTTCGGATTGCCGCGCTGCCGCTGGATAAAATTACGCGCGATCAGGTAGCCTTATTTGCCCAACAGCGCCGAAACGGCCTGCCGGAATTAGGATTAAAGCCGGTTAAACCGCCCACTATTTTGCAGGATATACAGTATATCCGCGTGATAATCAAACACGCATTTTATGTTTGGAATCTAAAGGTTAGCTGGCAAGAGATTGATTTTGCTCTCGAGGGGCTGGAGAGGGGGAGGATAGTTGACCGCCCTACCATCCGCAACCGCCTACCGAGCAGCGAAGAGTTGCAGAGCCTAACCAACCATTTTTATCAGGCGTATGCCGGGCGGAAAACAACCGCCGTACCCATGCACCTGATTATGTGGCTGGCGATTTACACCTGCCGCCGGCAAGATGAGATATGCCGCATGATGCTGGCCGATTTTGACCGTGAGCACGGCGAATGGCTGATCCACGATGTAAAACACCCGGACGGCAGCCGGGGCAACGATAAATCATTTGTTATCAGCCCGGCGGCGCTGCAGGTAATCGACGAGCTGCTGCAAGATAACGTGCAGCGTGGCATGACGCGGCTAGGCGGACGCCCGGGCAGCCTTGTGCCGCTCAAAGCCACCACCATCAGCGCCCAATTCACCCGCGCCTGCAAAGTGCTGGACATCCGAGATTTGCGCTTCCACGACTTGCGCCACGAAGGCGCAACGCGGCTGGCCGAAGACGGCGCCACCATCCCGCAAATCCAGCGCGCCACCCTGCACGACAGCTGGAGCAGCCTGCAGCGCTACGTTAATCTGCGGCGGCGGGGCGACAGGCTGGACTTTGCCGAGGCTATCGCCAATGCCTGCGCGGCGGTCAAGCCATAATTTTCAGGTAGCCTTTTTCAGGCTACCTGAAATCAAAACAACGCCGCCTGCTTTTCCTCTGGCGTAAAATTGCAAATCACCAGCTCTCCGCTGGTTTTTAAATCCGTGCTGTTGGATACCGTGTATTTAATCTCTAACCGCCGCATCCAAAACTCCGAAAACAGCGCTGCTATATCCGGGTGGTCGTTGATACTCAGCATCAGCTTGCCCTTCATACTGCGCATGGTCTCGGCCAGTTTTTCAAACTGCGCCCACTCAAAATCCACACCGTAGCCGGTCGTCTCCCAGTATGGCGGGTCGGCATAAAAAAACGTGTGCGCCCGATCATAACGCTCCACACACGTCAGCCAGTCCCCATGCTCGATATATGCGCCGGACAAACGCCTGTGTGCGGCAGCCAAGCGCTCGCGCACCATGGCAATATCAAATGCCCGGCCGGTTGTGGCATAACCAAAATTCTGCCCGTCTATTTTGCCGCCAAAGGCGTGCTGCTGTAAAAAAAAGAAACGCACCGCACGCTGGATATCGGTCAAAGTTTTTAAATTGACCGCCTGAAACCAATCCCAATCCTCACGACTGCCCAGCAAAAACTCAAAATGACGGCAAAACTCGTCAAAATGGCAGCGCACTACCCGGTATAAATTAACCAGCTCGCCGTTGATGTCGTTGATTACATCGGTCTTTGCCGGCTGCTCACGCATAAAAAACAAAGCCGCGCCGCCGGTAAACAGCTCCACATAGCACTCGTGCGACGGGAACAGCGGCAATAGTTGGTCAGCCAGGCGGCGTTTGCCGCCCATCCACGGAATAATCGGTTGTGTTGCTTCGCTCATTTGCAGGCTCCAAAAAAATAGCAAGCCTGCTTGCGGGCAAGCCTGCCAAAATAAAACGCCCACACGAAGGAGGGCGAGGAAACCACCGGTGGAGCCGGTGGCGTATCATTTACACAAATTAACTATAAAATCTCAAAATAACGCTTGCAATGTATCCTTAAAAGATACATAATACACACATGGACAGGCAACAAGGCCAGCCACCCTACCAAATCAGGGAGCGATTTGGACTAACCAAGTAAAGGATTAAAAATGTCAATCATCACCGATTATGAAAGCCTCACCAACCTCAAAACCGTTAGAGGCCGCGCCGTTAAAATCAAGAACCCCAAAAATTGCGGTATTGGCGGCGCTTGGGTTGAGGGCGTGGGCGATGTGGATGCCGGCTCATTTGGCATACCGGTGCGCGGCTCTGCTTTAATCAAAAGTGGTATCAAAGACGGTATCGACCCCGATTTTTCTTACGAGCAGTTTTCTTTCGGCTACCCGGCAAAATATGTGGTACTGGATAAAGCCTCATCCGAAGCCATCCGCGCCTTATCCAAAGCCACCCACGAACGCAGAGTGTCCGCCGCCCGCGCAAGCGCACCCCGCGAAACCAAACCGCAACTGCACATTTATCTCTCTTCACGCGGCTGGGGCGATTATGCCCCGTTGACCTGGGTGGGCAGTGCCGACACCCCGGACGCAACCATCTTGGCTGAATGCAAAGCGCTGTTTGATACCGAGCATGATGTGGATATGTCTTACGACGAGAGCCGCGTAAAAGCCACCATCACCGAAGCAAAAGCCAAATACCACAACCAGGCAGCCGAGCGCGCCGATGCCAAAAAACAAGCTGAAGCCGTTATTGCCGCCACCCCGGAAAAAATCATCAAACTAGCTGCCGCCTGCGGATACGACCCCGAAAACCTTGAGGACGATATCGACCACCCGCTATATTGGGCGGTGCGCAACTATGTTGAGGCGCTCAATACCTGATTAACCCCATCAAATACAGCCCGCCGAACAAGGGCGGGCTGCCCATACCGCCGGGCAGAGGCGGCAACTTGTCATTTTGGAGTAAAAAATGAAAGCAACCCTGATTATCGAGCAACGTGGCCAAGGTTATATTTACGACCTATTTTCAGACCGCGAAACCAAGCGCGGCGTGCGCTGCGGCCTGACACCGCAGGCTGCCGCCACCGAAGCCACCAAAATCTTAGCCCAACTGCACCAGGCAGAGGGCGAGGCGGCAGTGGTCGCCCCGGCTGAAATCTTGGCGCTGATACCCGAGCATCTGACGGGCGGCGAACCAGCACAAAAGGCCATACGCTTAAAGATTATTGAGTGGGTAGCCGATCTGCTGCTGGCTATTTACCACGACAAATCAAAAATCCCCGGCAACGTGGAGCGCTTCGCCCTGCATAACCCCATGATGGCGCTTGGGCTGATTACCCAGCGCCGCGAAATGCCCACCAACAGCCCACAAGTGGCCGAGCTGATGGATAAAATCGATAACCCGGACATACTCAACTTCAGCCGTCCCGCCAACCTAGAGGAGCGCGCGGCCTTTGATATACGGCTGTACAAATCGCCGTACCAAGCCAAGTAGAGACAAGTGCATGATTGATAATCCCGAGTTAGGTTACACGCCAGCCAACCTCAAAGCCCTGCGAGAAAAATACAATCTCACCCTGCAACAGGCAGCCGACATCACCGGCACAAAAAACTGGGTGGCCGTATCCAGATGGGAAACACCTGTCGGCGCACCCAATCACGCCGATATGCCGCACACCAAATGGCTGCGGCTGTTGGAGCATATCGAACAGGCATAAAACAAAGCCCGAACCAGTAAGGATTGCTTACCAGTTCGGGCTTGCCCTATTTCGGCCACGCCTTTATTAACCCGTCATGCCGGGCGGCGCAGTCGTTATACAGATGCACCACCTCCAGCGCCCACGGCAGCATAACCTTACCCGTTGTCCCCGATAATTCAGGTAGCCTTGGGCAGGGTGTAGCCAAGTCGGCAGGCGGCTCAACGGCGTTCGGCAATGGCGGCGTTGAGGACTGACACCCCGCTTGCATCAGTGCAATCGTCAATATACACAGGCCGCTCGATAATTTTTTGTACCACTTCACGTCTTACCATTCCTTTCTCATCTCGTTTGGATTTTCCTTGTTGATATTCCACGCTGGCTTCGCGGGCGGTCTTTTGATGCTGCTGATGCTGCTCTATCATCTTGGCGGTGATGGCCGCCGTGGCCGCACCGTAGCCCGCCTGATAGCGTTGCCTGCCGTACCAACATTCCCCGCCAATCACAGCCGCCAGCAGGGCGGCAATGGCAAGCGGTTTCCAATATTTCACAATCCACATTTTTTTACGCTTTCTGCGGCTCGAGCCGCGCTAAAAATTGCCGGTAGCTGCGCAATTCGTGTTCCGCGTGCCGTGCGGCGTAGGCATCGCCGATAGCCTCGGCATCTGCCAGCGCCGCCTCCTGCTCGGCAATCATGCGGCGCACCCAGTCGGCTGTGCACTCATCCGCCATACTATGCCTCGCTCTCGCCCTGCTTGCCGGTGGCATCCACCAGCGGCAGCTCGTAGCGGATGGCGGCAGGCTCGGATTTAACGCACTGCTTATCGCGCCAGTAGCTCGGCCAGTAAAAGCGCAGCTCGCTGGCGTTAAACGGGATGATGCTCACGCGGTTGCCTTGGTTTCCGCCCAAACCCATCAGGCGGCCTTGCTTGTCTTTGCCCACGATAAAGAACACATGATTGCCGCCGGTGCGTTTTTTCACCGCCACGCAGCCATAGGCCGGTTTGCTCAAGCGGGTAAGGTAGCGTTCGTCTGCCCACGCCCCGGCGCGATACCACGCAGGCACCACAAAGCGGTCGGATTCGGCCAGGCACATACCAACAAACAGCCCGCACCAAGCCACCTCGTCGTTTGCCCACCAGGCTTTTTCTTCGCCGTTGTAGCCGCCAAACTTCACCAACCAGCGCAGGATTTCCGGGTTGTGCTGCGGGCCCGGTATCTCACGCAAGCCCAAGTGGCTTTTCGCCTTGGCAATCCACGGCAATTCGGTTTGTTTCGTCATTTTTAACCTCCAAACAAAAAGCCCGCGTAATAGCGGGCAGAAACGTAAGTCATTGATTTTTTCAGGTAGCCTTATATTGGGTGTTTTTACACCTAATAAAAAAATATCCCGTTGTTTTAAAACAGGATATTTCTTGCTCTCCAGCTAGCCTTGTTTCAGTTATTAAGGATTACTTAATAACTGGTTTTCAGGTAGCCTGAAAATATAGCCGATACCGCTCAGGATATAGCCTGAGCGGTAAAGTCCATACTTTTTCAGGTAGCCTCAAAATAAAAGGGGCTGTCCTAGATAACCAGGAATATTCAAAAGTGATTAAAATATTCCTATGAGAAAAAGTCGCCTCAGTCAGCCCGTTCAAAATAAACTGATCGAATTGTTCGTTGCAGGAGCAACCGCCCGTACTGCCGCCGAATTGGCCGGAGTCAATAAAAACACCGCTGCCTACTACTTTCACCGTTTACGCTTGCTTATCTTTCATCATTGCGAACACTTGGAAATGTTTGATGGCGAAGTAGAAGCAGATGAAAGTTATTTTGGCGGCTGCCGCAAAGGCAAACGCGGTCGCGGAGCAGCCGGAAAAGTGGTGGTATTCGGACTGTTGAAGCGTAACGGTAAGGTTTACACCGTTACCGTAGCCAATACGCAGTCGGCTACCCTGCTGCCGATTATCCGGGAGAAGGTAAGGCCGGACAGCGTGGTTTATACTGATTGCCACAGTGCCTACAATGTATTGGATGTTAGCGAGTTTAACCACTTGCGCATCAATCACCGTACCTGTTTTGCAGACAGGCAAAACCACATTAACGGGATTGAGAACTTCTGGAGTCAGGCCAAACGTCATTTGCGTAAATTCAACGGCATTCCGAAAAAGCATTTCGAGCTGTATCTGAAAGAGTGCGAATGGCGATTTAACAACAATGAAAAGAAGTCTCAAATTGCCATGTTAAAACAAATGGTAAAAGATAGTCTAACCTAGTTATCTAGGACAGCCCCAAATAAAAACCGCCGCGTACCCGGATACAGCGGGCAGAGGCAGCGGTCGCTAAAACTATTCCGGCGGCGGGGGCGGCTCGTCATCATCCACAACCACCACCGGCGGCTTCTCGGCGGCGGGCTGGCGGTGGTAGCCCAGCTTGCCCAGCACAAAATCCAAGATGCCGCCCGCCGTATCTGGCGAGAGCGCACGCGCCGAATCCAGCAGCACATCGCACATCGTCCCGGCCAGTATCCCCACCATCAATGCCAAGCGCGGCATATCCTTGGGCGTGAGGTCGTCCACCACCGCCAGAGACAAAAACAGCGCCGCAATCAGGTCGCCGCACTTGGCCGAGGTGCTTTTATCCTTGGCACGCATCGACACCCGCAGCGAGCCGACAAACGCGCCCACCACCGCCAGCAGCGTTTTGCTGGCAAAAAATCCCGCAAGCAAATCATTCACGATGCCTTCTTTCCGGCGGCCTGCGCCGCCTGTCTCTCATCACGCAACATATCCTGCAAATGCTCGCCCACCAGCCAGACTGCCAAGCTCCAAATGCCGAATACATAAGCCACCACCTGCGCCGCCAGCGTATGCCGCACCCAAAAGCTGGTTGCCAGCAGCAGCCAAATCAGCGGCGTAATCCGCAGCGCACCCACCCCCACCGCATGGCTGCGCGGGCTGCTGCTCCACATCGACCACGCCGACAGCAGCGCCAACAGCAACAGCATGAGCACCACAAACCAGCGCGGCAATTTGGTGAGCCCCGTCCACAGCGGCAGCGAGCCAAAACCGTTTACCCCAAACACCCAAGCCCAAACCAGCAAAAAGCCGATATTGACGATTTGCAGCGCCCGCGTACCCGTGCCAAACACCCAGCGCCGCGCCGAATCCGGCAAAAAGCGCAGATTCCACAGCCAAGACAAAGCCGCCCGTGCATAAAGACACAGGCGGCAGTTACGCGCTCGATAGTAGAAAAGTTTCATTTTATTCAGCATTTTCAGCCTCCTTTTGGATTTAGATTCAAGCCGGCATCACGGCCGGCTCCGTTTCAACTGCGCCAGCTCGCGCTCCAGTTGTTCCGTTTTCTGCAACAACTGCTTAAGCCGCTCATCCAAACCGCTAAAGTTGTCGTTGCACTTCTCAAATGCCACGCGCAGGCTGTCGCCGCCCGCGCCATCGGGCAGGCTGCCCAGGTTGATTTGTTCCATGTTGTCTCCAATAAAAAACGCCCAGAAGGGCGGTTATTCAGGTAGCCGGCATAAAATCCAGTTTTCCGGGACATATTCCGGCGGCTGATAGGCTTTGCCGTCTGATTTAATCGACACGTACTTATACACTTCCAATTTATCGTCGCCGTGGCGGAAACCTTGCCCACCCCAAAACGGCAGCTGATCCGAACGGTTTTCCTCGGGCGAGTCAAGCACAAGGTCGATTAAATCCATTAACGCTTTTTGCCCCGCTGTTGCCGCCTGAATCTCTTTCTGCGCTTCCACGTCCCAGCCGCCCCAGGTCTCAAACTCACGTTGTGATTCGGCTTCGTTGTAGCGCTCCTTTTGCATCCGCAAATCGCGGCGCCGCTTGGCCGCTTCTTCCGGCGAATAGTTGGCGTTGTCCTCATAAGCCACCACCGGATTGAGCTTAAACAAGAGGTTGAACGCCCGCTGCAGGCTCCAGGTGTTGTTGTTGAGGAAGTTATTAAACTTATCCAGCACGCTCGGATTGCCCATCAGCTCGTCCCAAGACGGCTTATGCTGCGGGGCGTAGTAGTCCAACCCCGCCCGCTTGTACACATCCGACATATGCAAAGGCACTTTCGGATTCCACGGTGCGCCCTTGTAGTCATCCGGAACGTTCGGCCCGCGCACATACAGCGGGCGGTTGGACATCGAACGCTCGAAGGCGCTGTGCGCCATCGTGCCGCCTATCGCATTAAGCAGGCCGCCGCCGGGCAGTTTGAACAGACCGGCCGCGCCGTGCGCCAGCATATTGCACACTTTGGAGTAGTCATGCCCGCCCCTCACGGTATAAATCGCTCCTTGGTTGGCCCGGGTATCGTTGCGTACTGTGATGGCCTGCCCCTTGCGGACGGACGCATTATTAGACAACAAACGCAGATACGGTCGGGCGTTGTTCAACACCTCGTAGCGCAACGGCTTGTCCGGATCGCCTTCGAACAGCTGCGACATCTGCCGTTTGACGGCGGTGTTTTCCTGCCCGATGCGTTGCGCCAAGCCGTCCAAAGTCAGCGGTTTGTCGGAGACAAACGCATAGCTTCCCCGGTCGATATAGCCCATTTCAAACGGCGAAGGTTGCTGTGTCATGCCGAACATATCGCCGGTATCGCCCACCGTCATCACAAACTTCATCGGCGCCGGTTCGTAGCGGTACACCACCAGGCCGTAGGACGGCGGCGGCTCTACGGTCGAGCATTGCGCAAAATATTCCCACGGGATGCCGGCCAGTTCGTAAAAATGCACCGTGATTTCTGTATTCGGCGACATTTCCACATACAGACGCCCACCACAACAGGAGACTAGCCCGAAGCCGTCTAATTCCGTCTGCGGGCTGTCGGTTGCACTCAAAGCGCGGCTGCGGAAAGTCATGGTCACCGGCAGTCCGGTAGCCAAACCCCGCCCCAACTCTTGGCTTTGTACCCAATCCAGCCGGTATTTCGGATAATCAGCCGGGCGACCGCCGCCGTAGCGCAGTTTGTTCAGCAGCCTAGCCAGCTGCCAATCCTGCCCGGAAACCACCGAATGCACCAAACGTCTTGCCTTTTCCCATTTGGACGCATCATAGCCGCCGCCCCAGCCGTGAATCACCGCCGGCAACAGAGGGGCGCTGTCCCGTTCTCCGCCGTACAGCGAGAACTCGAAACGCATGGTGCAGGCCGTGCGAAGCGTGCCGCCCCGGGTGCGCATCATGCCTGCTGCATGCACCTCTGCGCCCTGGCGCAAACCGCGTTCCAGCAGTTTTTTTAGCGGCAGGTTGCGACTGGCATCGTCAATCGGCAATTCCCGCCCGTCGGCAGCCAGTACCGTCAGATTTTGCAGCGGCCTGTCCAAACCGCGCAGGCGCAGGGTCATGCTGCCGATTAATTTCGGGCAGAACAGGTTTTTTGCCAGTACATTCACCCCCTGCCCGTTGTACACCGCCAGCCCGTAATCAGTTGACGTAGCCATATAAAAACTGCCTCCCTGCAAACGCCCCGCCGTGGTGGGCGGCATTCCGCGCCGCGCCGCTCCGCGCATCGTAGCTAATGTTCCAGCACAGCGACCACTGGTCGAAGTACACCGTCGAAGCGTGTTCCGTGCCGCTGTTGATGCAGAACGCATGGAACACCGGCATGATGAAGATACCTTTGAACTTTTCGCGCAAAGGGAAGAGGATGTCCAAGGCCAGCCGCCCGATCGGGTCGTTGCCGAGAATGAGCACCCCTTCTACCACCAACGCCGAATCCAAGTTGGTATCCAACACATTGCCCTCATTGTCGTACATCTGAATGCCGTATTCGTCGGCCATCCTGCTCTCCTATCAGTCATCACCCCAGTTGGTGAGCCTGCCCACCCGCACCATCACATGGCCTTTCTCGTTGCGTACAATCAGGCCGCGATAATCCAACTGCGTGCCCACCTTGCTGTTCGGGTCGGAACGCAACTGCGCCCCGTGCTCCTTGGTCACAACGAAGCGGCCATCCGCCATATTCAACGTACCACCCCGGATGTCCGGTGCTTCGATGGTTTGGTTGGCCTTGATGTGCCGCCCCAAAATCGAGCCGTCGGCAATCAAATCCCCGTTGAAGTAGGTTTTGTCGCCGGTTACCGTGAACATCGGCAGCTTCTTGTTGTTCCACAGCACCAACTTGTCCGCCTGAATCACTACCTCGGACTGACCGCCGGTACCGTCCGCCAACAGCGAAATGCCGCCCACCACCTTAGTGCCTGTGCGGGTATCGGTGCTCACTTTCAGCGTGTAGGCTGCACTTAATTTGCCGTTTAAATCGGCAAACGACTGCGCTACCTGCGTTACCGATGCCTTGGCCCCGGCCACTTCACTTTCCACCGCCTGCACTTTGCGGGCTTGGGCTTCGGTTCGGGTGGCGAGGGTTTTCATCTCCTCGGCTACGGTGGCTATTTTGTCGCCGAACTGCGAACGAACGGCGTTGATGCGTTTGGATAACACATAATCCGCCTCGTTCATCTGGCTGTAGAGATCCCACTTGCCGGCCTGCTTGCCGGTGTTGCCGGCCATACCTTGGCTGCCTGCAAGGTTGCCCACCAGATTCACCAAGTCTTCGCCTGCGCCCGGCGCAAACTGCTCTTTGCCGATTTTGCCTTTCAGCTGCTCGAGCAGCAGACTGGGGTCGTCGCTGCATACCCCGTCCACCGGCGCCGTCCATTCTCCAGCCAGCCCGGCGCTGTCCACCAGGCGCAGCCAGAAATACCAATGCTCGCCGGTCTTGACGTTGGTAAGCTGGTAGTCGGTTTGCGGTGCGGGCAGTTTCGCCAGCGGCATAGCCTGATTAAAGTCGTTGCTCCTACCGTAGCGGATTTCGGTGTGTGCTTCTGCCAGCAGCGGGCTGGGCAGTGTCCAATTTAAGCCGATGGCAAACAGCTTGGGCGTGGGCCGCACCCCGGTAATGGTGTAATTCAGGCTCCAAGCTTTTTCCAGCGGCTTAGACAGCACGCCGCGCGCGGTGCGGCCGCGGATTTCGGCGCGGTAATCGCCGTTGGGCAGCCCTTGCAGGCTGATTTCGGCACTGGGCGCATCCGGGATATGCCGCCACAGCCGGCCGTCTTTAAAGATTTTGATGTCGTAGCTCACCACCTGCCCGTCGGCGCTCAAATTCTCCCAACTTAGGGTCAAATCCCGCCCGTTGGTGGATAAGTTACTGTTGCCGAGCTGCGGCTGGCGGCCGTGGTTGGTGGTAGCACCGGCTGCAAACAGCGCGGCGCTGTTGTCCACCGCCGCGTATTTGGCCGGGTCGTGGCGCAGCGCAGTAATGGTATAAGTGCCGTCATCGGTGTTTTCTTTGATGCTCACCGCCCGATACTGACGCGGCACCACCTTGCCGGACAAAGCCCAATGGTCGTTGTAGGCCAGAGAGGCCGGTTCTTTTTCCAGCAGCAGCTGATTAGGCTGCGGCTGGGAAACCACTTTCAGGCTGTAGTGCTTCGGCACCGTTTCGCCTTGCGCGTTTTGCTCGAGCGCAAGGTATTGGAACCACCAACCGGCCAGGTTTTCCGTGATGGCGCGGTCGAGGGTGACCACCCGGCCGCTCACCGCCAACACCTGCCCGCCCAGCTGCGCGCCGGCAAAGTGGTTGTCCGCGATTTGGATAATGTCGTAGGGCAGGTGCTTCAGCCCTTCGCGCCCCACGGTAAACGACACCGCATCCTGCTGGCGCAGGCCGGTTTGCAGTATCCATTGCCCGTAACGCACCGCCTGCCCGCGCGTGGTGCAGCCGAACGCGGTTACCGACTGGATATTTAAGCCGTAGCGCGCCACCGCCTCCGCATCGGCCACATATTCGGTCTTGCTGCGGTAGCTGTCGTATTTGTCGGCAAAACGCACCAACACGGCGGTATAGGTGGATTTCAGCGCCACACCGTTGTAGGCAAACTGCCCGTCCACCACATTGCTGTTGTCGTACTGCGCCACCGGGTCGCCGCCCTGATCCAACAATACCGACAGCTGGTTGCCGTTCCACAGCGGCATACCGCAAAAGGCGCTCGCTAATTCGGTGAGCAGCTCGCCCGCCTGCCGGCGGTCGGTCAGGTAGGCATTGCAGGTAAAGCGCGGCTCGCGGCCGCCGAAACCGTCCGGCACCATCTCGTCGCAATAACGGGCTACCTGATACAAGCTCCATTTGTCGATGTCTTCCGGCGCCAGGCGCAAGGCCAGCGTGGAGTAGCGTTCCTGCTGCACCAAATCGTAAAACACCCAGGCCGGATTATTGGTCCAGGCGGTTTTAAAGCTGCCGTCCCACAAACCGCTGTAAGTGCGCGTTTCCGGGTCGTAATTGGTGGGCACTTGCACTTCGATGCCGCGAATCAGATAGTTTCGGCGCGGGTTTTGCCCGCCGAACTGGTCGGAATCGATGCTCAAGGCCGCCAGCGCGGTAAACGGGTAGCACAGTTTGGCATCCGTAATCTCTACGTAACTGGCAAAAAAGGTGTTGTTTTGGATTTTGTCGCTGGTACTGTCCGGCGTGGGGCGTGAAACCTTGATGGAAAACGGCGCCTTCGGCAGCTGGTCGAATACCTCGTCATGGTAAAACGCGCCGCTGCCCTTCTCGGTAAAGCTCACATGGCGCTGCTGCTGCACGCCGTCATCGTTGAGCAGCTGGATAATCAGCGTGGTATTCGCCGCCAGCGTGTCGCCGTTTTCCTGCACCGACGCATTGCGCTCCACGCCCACCGTCACCCGCAGCCGGGTCGGGCCGCCATCAGATACAGTGCGGATAACCGGGCTTTGGTTTTTTACCGGATTAGACACCGATACCGTGCGCTCCACGCTTTCCCAGCCCGGAATATAGGATTGGTCGGGCGTGCCGCGCTGGAATACCGCCGTTACACCTTTGAAGTTGTAGCTGCCGTCCGGATTCTGCACCGGCGTATCATTAAAAAACACGCTTTTAAACGGTGCATCGTTGCCGTTGGCAAACCCGGCCACCACCCCTTCGCTAATTACGTCCACGATGCGCAGCATCTGTGCCGAAGACAACTTATTCGGTTCTTCATACGGCGTACGCGCGCCGCCGCCGCTTTTCTGCCCACCCATAGCCCTTACTCCTAATCCTGCTGTAGTGCCGCCGTGTAATTGCGGGCGCGCACCGAATCATCATTAAAATCAGTGTCGTAATACTGCCCGTTCGGCGCCTTGGCTGCCTGCCCGGCAACCGGCGTTCTCACCAGCCGCAGGGTAACGTCCGCCGCCGTCGGGTTCTGCAACACCGGGTCGCCGTCGGTATCCACCCGGCGCGACATCACGCCTTGCGACGCCACCCGGCTGCCGCAATACGCCTCACCATAAGCCAACGGCACCGGCTGCCCCTGCGCCGCCGTGTTGTCCAAATTGGAGAACGCCGTATTGCGCCCCGCCTTCTGCCCGCGCTGCTCGGTGTCCAATTTCGGCGGCCGCGCCAACATCTGCGCAATCCCGCCCGCCACCAAACCAATACCGGCGCTCATCAACGCCCCGGCTGCCGCCCAGCCGAACGGGTTCCACCATGCGAACGCAATCAACACCACCCCAGCGATAATCTGCCCAGCCTTGCCCGCACCCTGAATGCGCGGCACGATGTGAAGAATCCCGCTTTCAGGCTGCCTGAATTCGTGCTCCAGTTCCGCCTCGCAGAAATCGTGGCCGTTGAAGCGCACCTGATAAAACCCGCTGCCCAAAATCTCCCGGAAGCCGGGCAGTTGGGCCAGCAATGCCCGCACCGCTTCCGCCGGGCTGGCAGCGTGCAAATCAAAACGGCGGCCGTATTCGCGCAGGCCGCCGTGCAAGCAAACTGTAATCATGATGCGTGTTCCAAATCATTTTTGATAGCCTGCAGCATTTCAGGCTGCCATTGCCGGTGCCGCCAAATACTGTGCGTGTGCCGTTGCCAATAAGGCCCGTAGCCATCACGGCGGCTTAATTGGCCGAAAGCGTGGTGCAGCATTTCGCCATTGCCCAAATACAGCAGCACGTGCGAAGCCAGCCCGTCGAATTCGGTCAATACCACGTCCCCGGGTTGTAAATCGCGCACCCGCGCAAACCCCGCCTTCTCGGCCAGCGCCAAGAAACGCCCATGCGCCGCGTCATCGTCGATGTCGCCACGCCGCACCGGCGGCAAGTCAATCCCCGCCAGATGGTAGGCATCCGCCAGCAGGCTGTAGCAGTCAAAGCGCCCGTATTCAAACACCCGCCCGCGTAAATGCGGCACCGGCGCAAACACTTTCAGGCTACCTGAAACGGCGAGCACCCAAGGCAGGCCGTTGGCTACCTGCATTTGCCGGTCGGCGCCGGACAGCCACGGTTCGCCCTGCGGGTGCGAATGCACGATGGCGCACACTTCGCCCTGCTCCGATACTTCAATTAGATCCAACGGCGCGATTTCAAAGCGTGCCGACGGGTCGGCCGCCACGTTGCCACAGGGCCGATACAACTGTTCCCCGCCCGCCTGCACAATCAGGCCGCAGCATTCTTGCGGCGCTTCCTTGGCCGCGTGAGCCAAAATCGCCGCCTGTACGGATTTTGTCATCTCCAACATTTCAGGTAGCCTTTTCAGGTAGTCTTAAGAGGCAGTTAACGTTTTATCCACCCCCACCCAGCCGCCGAAGGGCAGCGCGGCGGTTTCGCCGAAGCGCGCCTTGCAGCCCTGCAGCTTGCGGCTGCATTCGTCTTTTTCCGGGTCGGCAGTAGGCATGTCGAAGCGGTCGGCCACCGGCTTGCCCCGATAGCCGCAGGCTTCGCCGCGATAATCGAACGGGCAGTAATCGTGCAGCATCAATCGCGCCGGAATCACTGCCCCGTCCGCTTCCGATGGTGCCGCCAGCTCAAACTGCGCCGATTCGGCGGTAAGCGATACCATCCGCTCCACCAGATACTTGCTCACGATTTCCTGCGCCGGGTCGGCCTGCGGGTTGCCCTGCGCGAAGTTGGCGGCATCCAGAAAGCGGGCATACGTCTGCCGGCGCCATACTTCCGCGCCGATCAGCTGGCCGAACTGCTCAGATAAACCGGTAACCGTGCCGTACACGTTGGCCAGCGTAACCTTGGGCCGGTTGCCCGCCCCTTGCCCGCTCGATTCAAAGCCGTCGGCCTGAATCGGCAAACCCTGATAAACCTGCCCCTTCCACACTATCGGCTGCGAGAGCTCGTTCATCAGATTGCAGTAGCGCAGGATTTCGCCGCCCAACGGGCGCAAATCCAGCTCCCACAAATCCACCAACACACCCTGATCCGCCGCCGACAACGCCCGCAGCAGCGGAATGGAGAGTTGTTTCATGCGCGGATTCATGCCAGCACCTCCTCAAATTTCCAAGACAACTGCCACACCCGGCCGCCTTGGTGCGCTTCGCGGTATTCCGCCACCTTAACCAGCAGCCTTTCCCGCCCCGGCGGCGTCCAGTAAAACGCCTTCACCCCGGCATGGGCATCCAGAAACGCCCGCACCTGCGAGAGCGTTTCCGGCAGCCCGCCCAAGGTTACCTCCCAAGTCTGCAGCTTGGGCCGCAGCGAGAGCGCCTGCCGCTGCTCGTAGCCGTCACCGAATTTCACGGTGCGCACGGCGAATTTGTGCTCCGCCGTGAGCTTGGCCTCCACCGGCCAGCCGAATGTTTCGATTGCCATTTAATTACTCCGGTGGTAACGCCCGCCCACACGGGCCACGTTATCCACGAACCATTGCTCAATCATGCCCGGCACCGCCACCGCCAACGCTTTAGCCATTTCGCTGTTGCCCTGGCTGCTGGCTTCGCTGCTGCCGTCTTGGTTGATCACAATGCTCACCTGCATATTGTTCTGCAACCCGCCGCCGGACACCGCCGCCGCCAGCGCCGGGGTCATCCCCACCACGCCGCCGTCGGCATAGCCGCGCAAACGCGCCGCCTCCACTTTATGCACCCCGCCGAAGCGCCGCACATCAGCCTGCGAAAACACCACCTCGCCGCGATGCACGATGCCGGCCGGTTCGTATTTGCCGCCGTCGCCGGTGTAGCCGCCAACCGCCAAGCTTTTCAAACCGCCCACCACGCCGCCGTCGGCATAGCCCCCAAATGCCGATTTCATGGCATTTAGAATCGCCATCTTAATCAGCATCTTAGATAGGTCTTGCAACACCGAAACCGTGAATTCGCGGAAATCCAGCTTGCCGGTAGCCACAAACGTGCCCAGTGCGTCCGACATCTTGCCCAGCGATTGCTCCACCCCGTCCGCCATTTCCTCGCGCATCCCTTTGAAGGAATCCGCATAACGCACGAAGCCGTCATTAATGCCGGCCATCCAGTCATCGCTTTGCGCCTGCCGCAGCAGCTGGAATTCCTTGCGCGCCTTTTCGGCCGCTTCCTGTTGCTGCCGTAATCCGTCCACGATTTCCGGGCTGGCGCCGTCGGCGATGGCCTGTTGGATTTTCAGGTCGTATTCACGTGCCAGCCGCAGCCGGTCGATTTCGTCGGCGGTTTTGCCGGTGAGCGACAACTCAAACGCCTTATCTGCAAAACCCTTGTTGGTTTCCAGCGCCAGCGTCTGAATCAGTGTTTCGTATTTCTCGGTTACGCTGTTCACCCGCTCCTGCGCGTCGGCTTTTCGTGCCAAAGCCAGCAGCGTTTCCTTCTCGGTGGCGCTGAATTTCTGATATTCCGGGCTGGCGAGCAATTCCAGTTGGTGCGAAAACGATTTGCCCAGGTTTTCCGACCACAACTGCGCCTGCAGGCTGGCCTTTTCCGATTGCTGCGTCAGCCGGGCCAGCATCCGCTCGTAAGGGGTAGCCGCTTTTTCTGCCTCGGCAAACAGCCCGCCGTGTGCAAACGCTTTGGCACGGCCGTCCAGCCCGCCGGCAAATTGCGCGGCAATACGGGAATTATTCCAATTTAAATGAAAATGCCCACCGTTTGCCCCCGCACTTGGCCGTTTGTATTCGTTAATCAGCGTGAAATCTTTTTCCGACAAGCCGAGTTCGCGGAAATACGCCCGGATTTGCCGTTCCACTTCATCCGATTTGCGCGGGTCGCGGATTGAAAAATCGAAGGCCAAACCCGCCCCGTGCGTGCCGGAGCTGCGGTTGCCCTTGCGCCGGAAATAGGCTTCGGAATGGTGGTAATCGTCGTTAAAAGCCGAGAAATGCACCAATTTGTTGCCGAGCAGCTGCTGCATGGCCTGCGCGGCGGCAAACGTACCCGGCGCCACATACCGCGCCTGCCCGTTCACCGTGCCGATGGCCGAAGGCTTCAGCCGCAAACCCTGCGCTGTGGTGGCAAACTGATTGCGCTCGCCACGCGGCCGGCTGCGCCGCTGTTCGCGCTGCTCGGCCTGTTCGCGTTTTTGGTGCGCCACCGCCATCAGCCTAGCTGTCTGCTGCTCCATCTGCCGCACCTGTGCCGGCGAGTTGTGCGGGTCGGCTTTGAAATCAGCCAGATTCCTTCTTAGCCGGTTGATCTCCCTTGTTTCTTCTTCGCGTGCCGTCAGGTTACGTTCGTATTCGCGATTGGTTTCAGCCAAAATCTCCACACTGTGGTGGCGGCGGCGCGCTTCTTCCTGCTGCAGTTTTGCCTGCTGGTTTTCTTGTGCCAATTCGCGCTGCAACTTAGCAGCCGCCTCCCGGTCGGCATTCAGAGCCTGCTCGCTAAACACGCGGCTGCCGGGGTGGTTGCGCTGATATTCCTCTCGCTCACGAATGCTTCGGTTCAACGCATCCAGCTGTTCCTGTTTGGTTGCATCACGGCCGATGCTTTTCATACCCTCCCAAGCACCGGAGGCGGCGTTCTTAATCCCCAGCCAAGCCTTTTCAATCGCGCCGAGGTTTTGCACCACCCGGCGCGACATCTCTTCCGATTCGGTAGCGTATTTACCCTGTACTAGGCGGATGGCATCCTGTTCCCGTCCTTGCTCCTGCAGGGCTTTCACTTGGGCATACACATCCGCCGTCATACTTTGGTAAGTACGCGACAACTGCAGTACCGCTTTGAGCGGGTCGTTGGCAATCTCCACATACTTAGCCGCCAAGTCTTCCACCGACTTACCAGTGGCTTGCGATTGCAGCACCACTGATTGGGTAAATTGCGCGAAGTCATCCGCCGCCACCCGTCCACCGGACACAAACTGCAATACCGCATCGCGTGCCTCACTATAGCGCCCGCTCACCTTGCCCACGGATAAAGCCAAATCTGCCAACTGGCCGGCAGTCAGCCCGGCGCTGTCGCCGGAAAAAATCACTGCTTTTTGGTATTCGCGCCCCTCCTCGCTACCTTGTTTCATGGCATAACCCAAACCAGCCACCGCACCGCCAAAGCCCAATAGTGCCACCTTGCCCAGCGACACCGAAGCCGCCAGGCCGCGAAACATCGTGCCGAAGCCGCCGAAGCTGTCGCGCAGCTGGCCGCCTTGCTGCAGGGCAATCAGCAGCGGGTTTTGCCCGCCCGCCAACTGGGTTACGATGTCGGTAAACTGCGCAGGCACTTGGCGCATGGCATTGTTGTATTGCCCAAGCGTGATATTGCCCACCATCTGCCGATGCTGCCGCGCCGCCGCCACATTAGCTAAATGCAGTTCGCGCGCCCGCTCCAAATCATGCAGCAGCGGCGTCAGCCGGGCCTTATCCAAACCACGTTGCCCGGCCAAAGCCTCGTAGTAGGCACGGCTGGCTTTGCCGCCGGCCTGCATTGCCGCAATATCGCGTTTGATGGCGTTTTCCAATGAGGCATAAGAGCGTTCGCGGCGTTTGTTGGCGCGTTCCACCTCTTTTGCGCTGTCGCCCGCGCCTTGTCCGATTTTATCCAGCCCGTCCGCGCCCCTGCGCCCAGCTCTCTCCGCCGTTTCCGCCAGCGAGCGCAACGATACCTTGGCCTCTTCCACCCCGGATTTCAGACCGGACACTTCCGCGCCGATGGTTACTACTGAATCAGCCATTTCTACCCTCCTGCCACATATCCAATACCGCCTGCTCCATCACCCTAATATCGTGCAGCATTTCCGCCCGTTTCTTCTTACGGATGCCCCACGAGCGCATCACGCCGAACAGCGCGGCGTAGTCCAGCCCGTAAGCACCGGCCATACTCACCCGCCATTGGGTGGATACCGCCGCAAACAGCTGTACCGCCGCCCAACAGTCCGGCCACACCTGCACCACATCCTCTTCGCCAAAATCATCCGGCGTGAGGCCGAAAGCCGCCATTTCCGTTTCAGAGGCTTCCGGCCGATACAGGGCGCGGGCGGCGGCAATTAGTTTCCCCGGCGGCGGTTTAACAGACCGTCAAGGTAACCATCCACTAAAGCTTGCCCGGCGGCCGGATAGTTCGCCAGCAGAAGGGCAAGATTGTCTCGGCTGTAATCTTCTTCGATGTCCCAGCCAGCAATTAAGGCATACAGCATCTCCGTATCGCCGTCGCCGCCGAACTCATCGCGAGCCAACCATTCGCCGTAAAATTTATAGGCATCCGCCGCCACACGGTGGCGAAATTCGAATTCCACCGGCACGGCCTCACAGCCTGGCACAGGAATATCCACCTTGAATTTAAAGGTCGGGTTCGGTTGCAGTTTCAGTTTGCTTGCCATGTTTCAATCCTCCTTAACCAACATAGCGGTTTGGGCGGCCGTTCATGGCGTAGGACGCCTGAATCTTCATGCCCTCGTTCATGGTGGTAGTCGGCGTTTCGTTCACAGAGAGATAGCCGTTGTACACCACCACGCTGCCGTTTTTCAGGTTCAGGCGCAGCGGTACCTGCTTGCCCGCACGGCTGGCTTTCACCGCCGCTTGATAACCCGGCAGGGTCGGGTCGTCGCCCAAGGCAATACTGATTTGCGTGGGCGATACCGTGGTCGGCAGCTGGCGCGAAATGCCGTCCTCCATAAAGGCATAGTCGTAATACTGCTGCTCGCCGCCGGAGGTGGAATATTCCAAAATCTGCAACAGTTGCTGCCACGTTTTAATCTTCTGCAATGTGCCGCCGCCGCTGCCGGTCGGGAAACGGGTTAGGTTGGTGGTATCGATGCCGATCAGCTTCACAGTATTAGCCTGCACATCACCCACTTTAAACACGCAGCCGTTCAAATCGCCCCAGCCGCTGGTCACCAAGATATAATCGCCGTTTTGCAGGCCGTGTGCCGTAGCAGTCAGCACACATTCCGCCGCATTGCTGGCGCCGGTAAAGGATTTTTCCGCTTCCATTTCGGTTGCGATAAATACGGTCGAACCGTTCGGCAAAGTCATAGCCATAATTCACTGCTCCATAAAAAAACGCCCGCAACGGGCACAAAAAAAGCTGCCCGCCCACGGCGAACAGCCAAACAAAATTTACGCAGCCAAGCGCTGCTTATTCCAATACATAAAAATCCTGCCGCATTCCGCGCAGTTCGGTATCCGGATCGTAATCCGCCTGCGCCGCGCCAATCGGCGCCACGCCCGGCAGCGCGGCCAGCGCTTTTTCGATACGCAGCGACAGCGACACCGCCTCCAGCCGCGAAACCGCCCACACCGCCAGCTGCAGCCGGATTTGATAGCCGCCGGGCGTGGCATTATCCATAAACAGATTGCCCGCGCCGCCCACCCGCTGCAGTACCACCAGCGGGCTGCCGGCATCATCCGGCGCAAAATCGTGATACACCTCCACCGTCGGCAGCGCCGAGCGGATGGCATCAATAATGGTCTTTTCCACGAGCCGCCTCCTTAATGCGCTCGATAATCAACTGTTCCGCCTGCTTACGCATCGCATCAAAGGCCGGGCGCAAAAACGGCTGCGCCGGCGTGCGCACCGTGCCGTATTCCACCATGTGCGCATAGGGCACATAACCTTTGTTCGACGGGTTCTTGCGCCAGCCGATTTTGTATTCCTCTCTCTGCCCGTTCAGGCTGTTTTCGTCGATGTGCCGGATATAGATTGCCTTTTTCAGGCTGCCCGGCTCAAATAAGTATTTGCGCCCGGCCGTGCCGTCTTTGTTCCGGCGGCTGTAAAACCAGTGCGCCGCCTCGCTCCTCGGCGCCCGTTCTTCCACTTCGCGCCGCACCAGCATGGCCCCGGCCAGCGTAGCCGGGCGCAATTCCTGCCCCACCCGCTCCGCCAAACCGTCCAGCTGTCCCAGTGCGGCCGATAAGTCCACATCCAATTCCAGCATTTATTCCGCCTTCTCGCACACCAAATCCACAAAGCGGCGGTTTTCCTCGTCCGGCAGCACCGCCTTAATGTCGTACACCGCGCCGTGTGGCAGCTTCAGCCGCATCGTGTGGTCAATATCGCGCCGGAAACGGATGCGCACGCTGGCGCGCACCACGCTGATTTCCTGATCCGCCTTCAGGTTGGCCAGCCCGGAAACATGGCGTACATCCGCCCACAGCCGCATCACATCCTGCCAATCCCACACCGTCGCGCCGCTCGTATCGGCGGTTTTTACCTTGCGCTGCACCGTCACCCGCGTATTCAATTCCCCGGCTCGCATTGCCTGCTCCCAATAAAAAAAGGCTGCCTGAAATTCAGGTAGCCTGCTATACAAACCCCGCCAACCGACCTATGATTTCCCCTTTGCCCAACGTTAAAGGAAAAAACATGGCCGCCCAACACCCATTAGCCCGCGAATTAGCGGCGTATGCCGAAAACGGTGTGATTCTCGACACCGAAACCACCGGGCTAGGCAGCAGCGATGAAGTCATTGAAATTGCCGTCATTGATACTATCGGCAGCATCCTACTGAATACCACGGTCAAGCCAAGCCGCCCCTATGGCGACGATAATGAAGCAGCGTCCGTTCACGGCATCCGCTACAGCGAACTGCTGGATGCTCCAAGCTGGCCGCAGGTTCAGGAGCAGCTAATCGATATTGCCGCCGAGCGCCCGATTTTGATTTACAACGCCGATTTCGACATCCGCTTGATGCAGCAAAGTGCCATCCTGCACGGCATCGCCATAGCCGAATACCGCGCCGGCTGCATGATGAAGCTGTACAGCCAATGGTATGCTGCCCGGCATCGTGAAAAGCCGCGCCGCCACCGCCTGATACAGGCCGCCTCCGATTGCGGCGTGCGCGTTACCCACGCCCACCGCGCCCTAGCCGACTGCCTCACCACCTTGGGCGTATTCCGCTATATGCTGGATAACAGCAGCCACCTAACCGTCGATAACGACTACCAAGCCCGCAACCGGCGCACCAACACCGACGCCAACCCACACGGCCACCTCTACGGGCACACCGTGGTTTTCACTGGCGATTTGAGCCGGCCGCGCCCCGAAATCCAGCAGCTGGCCGCCGATGCCGGCTGCCGCTGCACCGCCAACGTCAGCCCGAAAACCACCATATTAGTGCTGGGCGCCACCGATTTATCCGCTGTGAAAAACGGCATCAGCAGCAAAGAGCGCCGTGCCAGGGAGTTGCAGGCAGCCGGGCATCCGATCCAAATTCTGAATGAAGCCGAATTCATGCACCTGCTCGGCGGCTAATCGTCCGCCAGTGCGTCCATGCACTTATGATAATGGGTCGCCTCAAAATCATTGCTGGCCCGCTGCTTTTCCGCCTCCGTGGCAGCCACGGGATAAAAATGCGCTTCTCGGGCAATGGTGTTGTATAGGCTTTTATTGGTGGTATCTATCCGGTTCGGATGGTTTTTCAGCTCCTCATCCATCCAGTTCAGCGAATCGGTCAGCGCCCAATCATGTTGCCGCTGCCACATCAGCATTTTGGAAAAATAGGCCTCGCGTCGGCAAAATTGGTCGTTAAATTCAAAGCGCGCCGCCTCCCGTTGTGCACGGGTTGGCGGCTGCCCGCCTGCGGCGGCAGAAAATAAGGCTAAAACCACGCCCAAACACACTGCTGCTTTCATTGTTGTTTCCTTGTTTGGTAAAGGCAGCCATCTTAGCAACACCCCAAGCGAAACACCAATTTCAGGCTACCTGAAATACCGCGAAGCATTGCTTCATCCTGTTTCAGACAGCCTGAAATCCCTCTCATACGCCGAACTGGCGGCAAAACGGCGTCCACAACGCCTGCGCCGCGCGCAAATACACCGTGCGCTGCGCCGGGTTGCCGTCGAAATCAGCCTGCACCGCCAGCAGGATACCGGTTTGGATATCCGGCTCGGAGAGCTCGGCGGCATCGGCCTTCAGCCCGGTAAAGCGGCGGCATTCGGCGGTGGCAGAGGCAATCAGGTGTTGCAGCAGCGTATCGTGCTCGTCGCCGTCGATGCGCAGGTGGGCTTTAACCAAATCAAGCAAGGCCATGTTGCAGGCTCTCCGCGTAGGCCACCGCCGCCGGGTCGGCATCCAGCTCGTCCGACTGCGCCGCCAACTCTGCCGCCACTTCCACGACGTCATCCACTGCGCCAAACGTCCCGGCGCAAATCACCCTTGCCCGCACCGTGCCGCCACTGCCGAACAATCCGGCCTGCGGCGGCGGGGTGGCATCGGTCGGTTTATCAGACACGGTTTCGCCCGGCGGGGCTGGCGGGTTTTCCGGCAGAGGGGCGGTATCGCCGCCCGTTGCAGCGGGGTTTTCGCCGCCCTCTACCGACATATCTGTTGCCGGCGTATCCTCTGGCGTGTTGCTTTCGTTGCCGGGCGGCAGCGGCACGGTAGCGCCTTTTTCTGCCTCATCGGCTGGATTTTCTTTGTTTTTTGCCATGATTTTATCTCCAAAAAAGAGCCAATAAAGGCGGGTTGCCCCGCCTTATCCGGTTTAGCTGGCGCTGTTTTGATACAGCTTCACTGCGCCGCCCACGTCAATCAGGTTGCCGCCTTGGCGGTTGAAGGCTATAAAGCCGATTTGCCCGCTCGGGATAAAGCCCGAATCCGCCATACGGAACAGGGTTAAATCCATCACTTCGCGGATGAAGTAGGTGGAGAAATCGCCGAAGGCTACCGATTTGGCATTGGCTTTCATCGGTTCCATTGCCTGATTGATGTAAATCGGGCGGTTCAACAAGCGGTCAGGCGCGCCGCCGGGGTTGCCCTGTTCGTAACCGGGTACGAAAATTGGGCGGCCGTCGCTGTCTTTCAGCTTGCGCAGCTCTTTCAGCGTGGCGTCGTGCATCATAAAGCCCACGGTGCCGCCGTTGCGGTAGGCTGGGTCGACCGAATGTTCCAAATCCACCAAGTCATCGTAAGTGATGGTGGTGGTTTGACCGGTTTTGCCTGCTTTGCCCACAGTAGCGGCGGTAATCAGCCCGCGCGGCTGGTTGGTGCCGGTGCCCACCGTGAAATGCTTGTCGGTGATGCGGCCGATGCGGCGCGCCAACAGCGCCTGAATATACGCCTCAATGTCGAACATACTGTCCTGAATCAGCTCGAAGGGCAGGGCAATCTTTTTGGAGGAGTATTTGTACACATCCATGCTGATTTGCCCGAAGGTGGTATCCGCCGCGCCCACCGTCGCATTTTGCCCCACGATTTCGCCTTCCTCGCTGGTGGCGTCGGCAGTGGGGAACAGCATTTGTGCGCCGGTGCTGGTTTGCAGAATGCGCGCCACCGAGCGGATGCCGCCGCTCTGTTTCATGGCTTCGGTCAGCTGGCGGTAGTATTCGGTGGCTACGGTATAGCCGCCTTCGCTGCCGGTGCTGGTGGACATGGCCGCCTGAATATCTTGGTTGCGGCGCGCCTTGTGCGCCTGCAGCTGTTCGGCAGTCAGCGCCTGCAGCCCGCCGGTGAGGTAGGCGCGCAGAGGCTGGTTGTCACCGGCTTGGCGGCTGTTGTCCAGCGTGAAGCGGTTGCGGTCTTCATCGCTCACCCCCGCGCCGATGGCGTTCATGGCATCGTGGTGGCGCTTGATTTCGGCATCGATTTGGGCGATGTCGGCCATCGCCTGGTCGTATTTCGCCTGGCAATCGGCAGTCCATTCCGGGGTTTTGTCTTTGTCCACCAAGTTTTGCAACAGGGCGGCAGCTTGGTCGCGCTTGGCGCGCAGGGCTTGAATGTGTTGAGACATTACATTTCCTTTTCAAAAAATAGTGCCGCAGCTGCGGCGGGGTTACTTCGCTAAAAATATTTCAGGCGGCGGCGCCGCCCAAAATAGCCACCTGCGCCGCCCGTGCCAAAGCGGCGCGGTCGGGCTGCGGTTCGGGTTCGGCCGGCGGCTCGCCCTTGGCGGCCGGGGCCGGCGGGTTGTCGGCGGCAGGCGCGGCCGGGGCGTTTTGGTAGGCGGATAAATCCCAGCGGTTTTGCACCGCATTGCTTTCCGCCACGCGGTCGGCAAAGCCTTTCGCCACCGCCTCGTCGGCATCCAGCCACGTTTCCGCCGCCATCATTTCGGCCAGTTCGGCCTCGGGCAGCCCGGTGCGGTCGTGGTAGGTTTTTGCCAGTGAGCCGTCCACCTTATCCAGCAGGTCGGCTTCTTTGCGCAGCTCATCGCTATTCCCCCACGCCATCGACCAAGCCTTGTGAATCATGAAAAACGCGCCTTGCGCCATCTCGATTTCATCCCCCGCCATCGCTACAAACGAAGCGGCGGAAGCGGCCAGCCCGTCCACATACACAATCACCTTGGCCGAATGCTGGCGCAGCGCGGTTTCCATCGCCCGCCCGGCAAACACCGAGCCGCCGGGCGAATTGATGCGCAGGTGGATGGTGTCGGCCTCCAGCCCGGCCAGCTGTTTCACAAACGATTGCGCCGACACGCCGCCGTACCATTCCGCCTCCTCCTCGGTGGCCACGATGGCATCGTAGAGATACACCGTGGCTTCCTTGCCGTCGGCGGCGGCCTTGATTTCGAACTGCCCCCGGCCACGGTTACGTGCCAGCAGCCGCATCAGGTTCTGCTTCATCTTGATTTCCTCTAAAAAGCACATCGCCGCCCTCCAAGGGCGGCAGGTTTTCCGCACGGCGCACCTCGTTTACCGTCATCCAGCCCGGCTCGCCGGCGCGCCCCAAGGCAATGCGGTAGGATTCGTTGCGGCTTTTCAAATCGCCGCGCTCAATGCCCTTGGTGTTAAATTCGCAAAACAGGCCGTTGCCCACATTGCACTTGCGATTGATTTCCTGCTCAAACTTCACCAAATGCCGCTGCATGGTGTATTTCACAAAGCCCAGCGACATTTGCTCAATCCCGCTGCCCCACGATGTGGTTTTTTCCGTCATGCCGATCATGTGCGGCGGCACGCCAAAAATCTGCGCGATTTCGTGCGCCTGCAGCTTGCGCGTTTCCAAAAGCTGGGCATCCACGGCGGTCATGGTGATCTGCTTCAAATCCATGCCGCCGGTGAGGATAACTGGGGCGCCGCTGTTGGAAACGCCGTTGTAGCGCGCCCGCCATTGCTGGCGTACCAAGTCGATTTGCTCGCTGCCTAGTTTTGTGCCGGCCGGCGACTGCAGCACCAAATCCGGCCGCATCCCGTCGCCCAGAAACGCGCCGGCCTGATTGCCCGCGTCGGTGGCGATGTTCACCGGCTGGCGCAGTACATAGCTGATTTGGCTCATGCCGCGCTTGCCGTCAAAACCCAAACCGGGAACGTGCAGCACATCATCTTGGTCGTACACCAGAATCTGCCCGTCATCGTTGTACAGATACAGCAGCCTGCCGTCTTGCTTGCGCACCTCTACTGTGAGCGGGTGCAGTGGTGTGAGCCCGACAATGCGGTTGCTATACAAGCTGGCACGGTCGATGCGGAAGAAGGCGTCGCCGTGCAGCAGCAGTGATTGCATGGCGAATTCCCAGCCCAACGCCGCCGTCCAGCGGGTCTGCATTTGCTCGTTCAAAATGCGCCACAAATCATTGCGCACCCGCTCGCGCCCGGTGTCGGTGTGGCGGTACAGGTGCAGCGGCATGGAGGCCAGCGCGCCGGAGAGCAAGCCCACGCAGGCATACACCGTGCCCTGCGAGAGCGCCGCCGTTTCCGACAAGGGCTTGCCGTAGCCTGCCGCGCCGCCGGTGAGCCAGGCATAGGCCGGCGTGCCGGGCACGATGCCGGAGGCTGGAGCCGGGTTAGCACCCGCCGCCTGCGGTTCGGCCTTTTGGCTGCCTGAAAACCATTTAAAAAGTCTCATAGTGTGATAATCCCTGGGCTGTCCATGCCCAATTTCGGGTCTTGCATGATGTTCACCGCGCAAAACAACGCAATCACCGGGTCGATTTTCGCCACCCCGGCGGCCTGTTTGGTGATGTACACCGCATTGCCCCGCAGTTCGGCCTTGGCATTGGCAATACTCCACGCCAACAGCGGCTGCCCGCCGTGAAACAACCGCCCCTCGCCCAACTTCTGTTCGGCCATTTTGATGTCGTTGGTAAGCTGGTAGCCCTGTTTTACCCCGGTGGCATCGCTATCCGCGAAACCATGCCGGTTGAGCGCATCCAAAATCACGCTGTTGCGCGCAGGGTCGATGCCGATGCCGCCGAGCAGCCCGCAATCGCGTACTTCGGCAATCAGCGCGGCCATTTGCTCGTATTCTTGGCCGAATTCATCGACAATCTGCAAATCGCCCTGCCGCTCGAAATCAAGCAAAAGCGGCGCAATCTGCTTGCGCCGCTCCAATACCACCCGGTTCACCCATGCCCGGCTCCAAACCAGCCAGCTTTCCGGGTCGGCCTTCAGCCGTCCCAACAGCACAAAACCTAATAGGTCATCCATGCCGCCGCCGTCGATACCGGCTGTTACCACATCGCAATTTGCCAGCAGGTAGGGCAGCCCAGCCATTTCCGGCCGCGCCTGCCGTTCCCAGAAATCGGCGCCCACCCAACGATCGTTGCGCAGATTCAGCCCGATTTCCACGTTCAGGTGTTTGGCGTAAAACTCGGCTATCGCCTCGCCGCCCTTGGCTTCCGCCTTCTGTTTCAGCGTCAGCAGGGTGCGAACATCCACGCTGGCCCCAAGGTTCGGGTTGGTGATGTGGAAATTGTCCGGGTTTTCGTAAGCCTTGCTGTCCAGCATGGCACGCGGAAATTCGTACAACACCGGCAGATAATTGGGATTCACCACTTTGCCGTCGCGCACGTCGCGCGCCAAATCCAGCTCCGCCTTAAACACCCCGGCCGGCGGCTCGGTGGATTGGGTCGAGAGTTTGATTACAAAGCCGTCGATGCGCGACAACAAGCCGCCGGTGGCTTCGGTGATGATGGATTCGGCGTTGGCTACCTTGCCGAACAAGTGCAGCTCGTCAATCAAAATCCCCGTCGCCTTCGAACCGCCCACGGTTTTATCATCCGCCGCCACCACTTTCAGCGTGGCGCGGGTTACGCGGTTGGTGATGGTGCGGGTGTGCGGCTGGATGTGGTAGGTAGCATTCAGCGCCGGGTCGGAACGGATCATGTCCCATGCCGGTTTGAAGCTGTTATCCGCCACCTCCTTAGTCGGCGCCAAAATCAAATATTCCGAGCTTTCGCGCTCGTCTAAATCCATCGCCGTCAGCATAATGGCGGCAGCAATGGTGGATTTGCTGTTTTTCTTGGAAATCAGCAGGAAAAAATCGTTGATTTCGCGGCGGTAGGTAGTCGGATGTTGCGCGCCGAAAATTGCGCCCACGAAGTCATACACCCACGGCCGGGTTACATCGCCGATGCGCGGCTGGCCCAGCACATCCCGCAATACCAGCGAGGCGAAGAACTGCACCGCCCGATTCGCCATATCCGGGTACAGCGGACGCACCGGCACCAGACTTTCGCCGGCCATAATGCGCCGCTCCCAGTCCGGCAGGGCGGTTGTCCACTTTAATTTGTCCATACCGGCACCTGTCCTTTAAACGGCGCGGCTTGTCCGCCCGCCTCTTCGCCGGGCCCGTCTCCCGTTTCAAACAGCGGAGCGCCGCCATCGGTTGGCCGCCGAGCGTAGCGCAAGCGCTGCGCCTGTTCCAGTTCGGCTTCCTTCTTATTTTGTGCGGCTGGTTTGGCAATGGTGTATTTCGCCTTAGCTTCCGCTGCCGCCTGTTTCTCTTTGTGCGAGGCGTGCGGGTTGATCAGCACGCTGTCCCAATATTGCAGGGGCTCGGTAGTTGCCCCCAACCGGCGGCAAAACACCTGCACAAGTTCGCAAAACAGCGCGTCTGCCGTATCTGCCTGCTCCAACCACGCCTTGATTTTCGGCGCAGTGATGCCCCAAACCGCCGGCATCGCCGCCAGTACCGCCGCTGCCACCACCTGTAACTCTTCTGGCTTGGCATAACGCAGCCACGCGGCCACATCATCGGCACAAAAAAACGGCAACCCGTTCTGGATTGCCGTTCTATTCTGTTTTTCCCCTGTCGGCGGGCTGTAGTATTCCGGCCAGCAGGAAGCGATAAAGGCGCGCACATCCGCATCCTTTGCCCAGCGCGACCCCGAAGCCGCCGCACACTTCTCACTGCAGCCTATTTCCAACGCCGCCGCCCGATTTGATATTTTTTCCGGCTTGGCGGCAACAATAGCTTCCGCAAAGCTACGTTTTTTTCCAACCAAAGCCATAAAAAACCTTTAAAAACAATATATAAAAACAGTAAACAAGCCTTTAACGCTAAAGCATTAACAAACCCACCCAAAACACACTAAAAAATGCGCGTGAGAGGGCGGGCGGTCTAGAGCGGCAAAGGATGTAGAGTTTTATACCCCCCTGCCTATAAACCGGCTACCTTGCCGCTCTTGTTTTTGTTTCCGGCTGTCGTGGCAATGCTTGCAAAGCGGCTGCCAGTTTGCGCTATCCCAAAACAAAGCATCATTCCCGCCATGCGGTTTGATGTGGTCGACCACAGTAGCAGGCACCGCCTTACCATCAGCCCCGCACATCACGCACAGCGGATGTTCCGCCAGATAGTGCAGACGCGCCTGTTGCCAGCGGTAGCCGTACCCGCGCGCCGTGCTGCTACTGCCTTTCGCACGCCGCGCCGATCCGGATACCCCGGCGGGAATAGAAATGCGGCTGGTTCCGGAATCCAGCCGGCCAGCCGCCTTTTTAAGTCGTCCCATCCTAACCCACCCAAACCAAAGCCGCCCAGATTTAACTCTGGGCGGCGATGGAGTAATACATTTTTCACTAGACCGCATTGGGCTATTACAACTTAACCCATGCTTGCATATTATGCTACGCGCAGTTTACATAAACTGTCAAGCAGCTTTTAACATCTTTTTTAACCGCGCATCGTCAAACACCGAATTAACAGCCGAATCGCGCAGCTTATACATCGTTCGGCGCGACACCCCCAAATCCGCCGCCATCTGATCCACAGTGCCGGGCTGCTGGTAGTATCGTCGCACCACCGATTTAGGAATCATCGGCAGTTGGTTCACGGCGCGGTCGATTTGCACAAACACCGAATCCACATCCGCACCGTAGGAGAGCACCACCGAGTGAAAGCCTCCACCGCCGGGCGTACCGCCCGCCATCAAAATGTTTAAAGAACTCGGCTTGTAGCCGCTCGGCCCTACCTGCACAGCCCGACGTCTCCAATCCGCCCATTCGCGCATCAGCGCATCTTTTGCATCTTCGGAAAAATCAAACACAGCATGATACTCATGCCCCTTTTGTTACCTCTTACGCGGCAGCCCTCTGCCGCTTTTTTATTGTGCCGTTATTTTACTAAAAACCGCGATAAAACAACAGATAAAGCGGCAAAAAATCCTGTTTTTATAAGTTTTGCACAAAGTGCATATTTATGCAGTTTTGAAAATCACTGAAAGCCTTATCTGGTGGGCATTTGTGCACTTTGTGCAGTATATGCAGTATATTTTTACACGCATGGAGAAAAAAATAAAAAGGCGGGAAAACAGGGAAGAATACGCCCATATATAACGCGCATACGCGTGCGCGAAAAAACGCTGCACACACTGCACAAAGTGCACAAAGCCCCGCCCGGCGTGGATTTGCGGGGAGGGGCAAAAGTGCATTTTTGTGCAGTTGTGCAGCGTTTAGTAGCCTTTCGGGTTTCGCAGGTCTTGCACCGCCTGCTGGAATCTAAGCACCTGTGGGCCGATAAAGTCCATTTCGGGCGTGCCCTGCGGCGGGCGGGTGCCGGGCGGGAGGAAGATATTATCCTGCATCTTTTCCTCCGGGCGCGGGCTGTTGGGCAAACGCCACCACCGCCGCGCCCTCGGCATCTTGCTGGCAATGTGCTGCAGGAATTTGGATTTGGAAATCTGCCGCTCGTTGTTTTTGGTGCACCACCACAAATACAAATCCCACACATCGCCGGTAATCGCCGCGCAGTAGGGGATGTTCTCGATTTCGCCGCGCTCCCACTCCATATAAAACGTCTGCCACCCATACCGCCCATAATTGATCACATTGGCCTTAGCCTCCGTCATCGGCGGTTTGGTGTGCGGGTCGAAACGCGGGCCGCCCTCTTCGATTTCCACCACCACATCCGGCAGCGTGGGGTCATCGGCAGGCTGCCTAGTGTAATTGATAGTGAGCGGCAAAGACAACAGCAACATAAAAAACTGCAGTATCCCGTCCGCGCCCAGCTCCACCTCCAATTCCGCGCGCAGGCTTTCAGGTAGCCTGTTTTTCGGCCAAATCACAAAGTAGCGCCGGTCGTTTTCCTCGATTTTAAACGGCTGCGCCTCGTTGGATAAAAATACGCAGTTGATGTGGTTGGCCTCCTCGTAGCTGTCCACAAACTTGCGCTCGATGCGCATTGTTTTTCCGGTAATCATGTGCTTCATCGCGCCGGTTTGGTCGTATTTTTGCTTGGTATTAAAAATCTCCTCGAAGATGATAAACAGCTTGCCCGAGCGGTTGCCCGTGTAGTTGCTCTCCAAATCCGACTGCCCCAACGTGGCCGCATAATCGCCGTACATCGGCTTGATAATCTCCTCAAACAGCAGCGATTTGCCCGCGCCGTGCACATCACCGTGCATCACCAGCGATGTAGTCAGCTTGGCGCCGGGGTGCTGCAACGGATAAGCCAGCCAGTTATATACAAACTCCATCACCTGCAAATCATGGTTGCACAAATGCGCGATCAGCTTTTGGATGGCGCGGCAGCCCGGGTATAAATCCAACACATCCAGCCACCAAGTCGGCATATCCTCGCGCGGGCGCGGAAACTGCACCTTGTCCGCCAGCGGCAGCCCGCGATAGATATTGATGTACTCGTCCGACATTTCCCGCCCCGGCTCGAACACCACGCGGTCAAAACGCTTAACGATACGCGCCGGGCTGTCTTGCCAAATCTTAAACTGGCTGCCCATCGCCAGCTTGGCCGAGCCTTGGTCAATCATGCGCCACAGCTTGTTGTCCCAAATGCTGGAACTGCCGTCCAAATACACATAGCGCGCCATCATGTCTTTCAGGTCGTCGTCTTGGGCTACCTGAAACGCTGCCCGGTCGCGTTTTAACTTATTGACCTCATACTGGGTCATCACCGGCGCGCGCCCCCAATTAAACCAGTTATCCACCGATTTTTTGCAAAAATGGTCGGTCAGCGCCTTGCGGCTGTATTCCACGCCCGTTTTTCTGCTCACCGCGCGGCTCTTGCCTTCGATGAGGGAAAATTCCCGTTTCAGCCGGTCGAAGTTTTCCTGATAGCGGCTTTCGCCTTCCGGTGTTTCAGCGGTTTCGGGCATATTTTCCCCGCCGCCCCCTGTGTTTTCGCGTGCCTCACCTTCCGGCGGCTCGCCCTCCGTGGCGGGTGCGGGAGGCGGGGCAGCCTGTTTCAGGTAGCCCGAAGCCTGCGCCGCCGCCAACACCTCGGCATATTCGGCGGTGGAATCCGCCAAATGCTGCCAGCTCAACGCCGCCAACGCATCGATAACCTGCCCGCGATCGGCCAGCGCATCGGCAATATCGTAGCCCGGCGGCCACACGCCCGGCTCAGGCGTGCGCACAAACGCCACCTTGCAGCCCTGCGCCGTCAGCCGCTCGGCAATGCCCAGCATCGCCGCCATACCCGGCTGCGCATATTTGCCCAGGTACGGCTTGCTTTCCGCATCCGCCCCCGCCTTACGCTCGGCAGCCGTCAGCTTTTCACGCTGCGAATCGCAGTCCGGCCACAGAATCACGCGCCGGTTTTGCACCGCCGCCCAATCCGTCTTATCCCAGTTGCCCGCGCCGCCGTGCCAGGTAATCACCGCATAGCCCAGCTGCGCCGCATCCGCCGCGTTTTTGCACTTTTCGCCTTCCACCACCAACACCGGGCGCGCCGGGTCGGCCGCCAGCGCGTCCAAACCGTACAGCGGGCGCAAACCCTGCCAGCCGCGCCAGCGCCACATTTTTTCGTGCGTATCCAAGTTTTCGCAGAAGGTGTAGGGCAGGTCGATTTTCGAGCCGTCCGACTTGATAAACCGCGCCACCGCGCCGAGCACCTGCCCCGCCGCATCGCGGAACACCGAAGTAAACACCGGCTCCGAGCGTTCGCCTTGGCGGAACGAATGGCGGAAATTCATCGTTTTTAAAGCAAATTCCGGCACCGGCACAATCGGCTGCCAACGCGCATTTTTGCCCGGCTTGGACGCATTGCCGCCGTCCAGCGCTACCTTTTGCACCGGCGCAAAACCGCCCAGGCTCAAACGCTCGGCAATCGCCCGCGCCGCCTGCGCCGTATTGCAGCTGTTCAGGTAAGCATACAGGTCGATCAAATCACCGCCTTTATCGCCAGTGGCAAAATCCGCCCACTGCCCGCTGCGGGTATTGATGCGGAAACTGCCCAGCTTTTTGTCCGCACGCGTGGGATTGAGCGCCACAAATTCGTGCCCGTCATAGCGGCCGGAAGGCAGCCATTCCGCCAGCAGATTATCCACCGAGCTTAAGGCGGCGCTTGAAATGGTGGCAAAATCAATAGATTGGCTCATAACACAGCTTTCAGCTAGCCTGAAAAAGGCGTAAAAAAAGCCTGCCCCTGCGTACACAGCGGCAGGCGGTATAAAAAAACGGCGGGGAAGAAGAATGGAAAGCCGCCGAAAACCCCGGCACAAGGGAGGGAGTGCCGAAGAAAGAGGAAACTAGGCGGCCAGCTCCGGCCAAATTTGCGCAAAGTCGTTCGGGCGCAGGTCTTTCCGAGTAACCGCCCCATCTGTTTTTTGCTCAATAGCCACACACCAATGCGCGGGTACAGGGCGCGTACCTTTAGCCCAACGGGTTAAATCCGGCTGATGGCAGCCAAGCAACCGGGAAAACGCGTTTACCGTCATTTGTCGTGTTTCCAAAAATTCTGTGATTGTCATCGCTAGTCCTTTTATCAATAGCAATATACTAGCAATTTGCTATTTACAGGTCAATAGCAAATTGCATATTTTATTTATATAGCGTTTTGCTATGATTTAGGCAAAAGGAGTGTGCAGCATGAAATCGATTGAAGAGATCCGCAGAGAACGCTTGAATATGCTGGTGCAGGAATACGGCTCTCAAGCGGAGCTGGCGCGGAAAATTGATAAGAGCCCAACCCAAATATGGCAATGGATTAACGGTACGCCCAGCGTAACCGGTACGCCGCGCTCTTTGCGGAACACTACTGCCCGCGAAATTGAAAAACGAGTGAACAAGCCGACAGGTTGGCTTGATCGCCCGTTAGGCGAAATGGAAGAGGAAGAGCCTACAGCAGGGGATAGCATCACATTCCGCCACAAAGAAATTCTGGTATCTTGTGGCGCTGGCGTGGTAAATGCAGATTTCCCCGAAGTTATCAGAACACTAGAAATTCCAACCAATCAAGTAATAAAGCTGTTCGGACGGCATGATGTAGAACATTTAGATATTGTTGGCATCAGCGGCGATTCAATGGAGCCTACCCTGCCGCAAAAAGGACTGGCATTTGTCGATACACGCATTAACTATTTTGACGGCGACGGTATTTACGCCTTTTATTATCGGGATGGCTGTTATATGAAACGGCTGCAGAAGCTGCCCGGCAAAATGATTGCCAAATCCGACAACCCACTATACGACCCATTTGAAATCAATCCCGAGCATGAAGGGGAATTTGTCATTATCTCTAAGTTTGTAGCAGTTTTACCATTAGAAATCATAAGCTTGTAATCAAAATATAAAGAATCCCGCAATCTACCACGGATTGCGGGATTTTTTTATCAAAATAATTATCTTATATATCAACAAAATAGCAAAAATACACAAAAATAGTGCATTTTGCTATTTACTTAATCTATAGCAATTTGCTAATATTCGCTCCAACAAATCAACAACACATGGAGCAAATCAAATGCCATCCATCACCAACCCACCCGCAAAGCCGGGCAAAGCAGCCGAGTTGCTAGCCAGACTACTAACCACCGCCCCGTTGCACATCGAAATAGATGTACAGCCCGCCGGAATAGTCAGCCTGAATATCCGCAGCCGTGAAATTGTACTGGGCCCGAGCGACACCCTAAAAATAGTCAAACAACTATTGACCGCGCTGGAAATCGACAACGAACCCACCGAGGGAAACCCATGAAAACCTACCCCATCATGCTGCCCAGCCACGGCGGCGAAGACGTACAAGCCGCCACCCTCACCGAATACGCCGACGGCAGATGCAGCATCGAAACCGGCAGCAGCATCACCACCGACCACAAAGCCGCCGCCATCGACGTCATCAAACGCCGCTGGCCGTCCGCCTACATCGCCGAAGCCGTACGCATCGAGCCCGAAGCCGCGCCCGAACCCACATTGGGCGATTTACTGAACCTCGCCGTGCGCCTGAACAGCCCCACCTTAAAAATCGACGTGGAATTTAACGCCGAGCAAAACGTACTCTATATCGATACCAACTTCCGCCACGCCGACCGTCGAGACCGCCTGTGCGAAATCCGCCTCAATCCGAATAACCCGCACACCACCGCCGACGGCCTGATGTTGGCTGCAAAAACCCAAGCCGCCATCGACTGGCTGACCGATTTATACAAGCAATCCGGCAATCCCGCCGCCTAACCCTCTCATATGGAGACCATCATGAACCAAGATAAAAAAATCATCCCCGCCACCAAGATGCTGCGCGCCATCAACAGCGGCCTGCTCGATACCGAGCTGGGCGAAGCCATCAGCGCCGCCGTTGCCGCCTGCCTGTCGCACGGCAAACGCGCCACGGTCACGCTCAAGCTGACGATTGACTCGCAAAACATCAAAGACGGCACCGTGCGCATCAGCCACGATATCGCCAGCAAGCTGCCGAAAGAAAAACGTGAGGGCGGCATCGTATTTGCCACCCCCGAAGGCAACCTAACCACCGAAGACCCCGCCCAAGCCAAGCTCGACCTGCAGGGCACGGGTGACAGAAAAGTAATCAAACTCACCGGCACCAAATAAGTGCCATTTACCAACCCTAAAACAGGAAATCCGACTATGGAAAACCAAGACAACATCATCCGCACCGCACTGAATGCGGCACAAAGACCCATTCTTGCCGAGATGCCCGACGGCACGCCGGTTCTCTTCACCCCGGGCGAAAACGGCGATTGGTCTTTTGACACTATGCCCAAATACCGCGCCACCCCCGAGCGCAAAAAAGGCTTTGCTACCGCGCACGATCTAGACAGCCTGATTGCCTACATTAAAAAGCACCAAACCGAGGGCACGGAAATCTACATCGACGCCGATTTCCTGCGCGGCAACCTCGCTATCTGCGCCGTGCTCAACGGCGATACCGCCGAGACTGCCGGTTTTAAAGATTTCGGCATCCACTACTTCCCGGTATCCACCCCCGCCGCCAGCGAGTGGAAACGCTACAACGGCGAAAAGCTCAACCAAATCCAGTTTGCCTCCGTGCTCACCAACAACGGCCGCGACATCGTGAGCTCCAACCCGGACGACCCGGCAGCCAAATACCCCACCGGCTCCGAAGTGTTGGATTTCGCGCTGAACCTTGAATACACCGAAAAAACCACCTTCAAGCAGGGCTACCGCGAGCAGGACGGGCGCATGAATTTTGTGTTTCAGAGCGAGGACGCGGGCAAAACCGATACCACACTGAAAGCCTTTGAAAAATTCGGCGTAGCCTTTACCCCGTTTTTGGGCGGAAAAACCTACTTTGTCGAGGCGCTGCTCAAATTTCGCATCGACAAAAACAACGGCGGCCTGATCCTGTGGTACGAGCTGCAACAGCTGCACCGCGTGATGGAGCTGGCCACCCAAGACATCGCCAAAGCCCTGCGCGAAGCGCTGCCCGAACTGCCGATTTATAACGGCAAACCGGACTAAGCCGCCCGCCGCCTGAATCAGGCGGCATCGGGCAGGCGGTTGCCGCCAACAACGGCGGAGCGGTCTCTCCCTTACCCGCGCATCACAGCCGCCTGCCCCATGCCAAGGAGCGAAAAATGAACGAAAACACCGTACAACTTACCCTAATCACCCTAGCCATTATCACGCAGGCCATCGTGCTGTTTCAGGCAGCCTGCATCCTATTGTTGTAATCATGTGGTAGTGCCCATGCCCCAGCCGCAGGTGGGAAAACGGCGGCAGCAGGCCACGGAAAAAGCAAAGACCGGCCTTATCGCAACACCCAAATACGGAGCCGGAGACCTGCACCCAACCCATTTCAGGCTACCTGAAAAGAGAGACCAACCATGAAACCCATCATCCTCAAACTGATTTGCGCCGCCATCGCCGCAACCGCGCTGGCCGCCGTGCCCAATCTCGACGCGCACGACCCCTATCTGCAGCCCGCCGCGCAAAACACCGCCAGCGAGCCCACCAGCGCCGAAATCAGCGCCACAAAAGACCTGCAGGCCGAAGCCGAAGCCGCAGCGGCGGCTAAACAGTACGAAGAAATGGACGATTACCAAGTCATGCGCGGCGTGGTGTACGAGCCGGAGGGCGGGAAATGAACCTGCGCTATCTCTACAACCACCATAAAAACACCGTAACCATCCAAGCCGAACTCATGGGCTACCTGCCGGCCGAAAACGCCCTGCACAGCTGGAGCACCCGCAAACCGCGCCCAGGCGAAATAGACGTAGTGTCCGAAAAAACCTTTAGGCAGAGCGATACCGCCGCCATCCATGCCTACGTTGAGAGCCTCTACGCCGCCGATGCCGACATCCGCGCCAAAGCCAACCACCGCCTGCCGGTAGCCCGCACCATACAGTATCACTACCGGGGCGAATAGTAATGGATAAAACCTGCCTAACCTGCCGCCACTGGAAAACCACCTACAAAAGCAGCAGCGGCGAAATCAAACCCGCGCCCATGCTGCGCCATCGAATGGCCGCCTGCGCCCACGGCGAAAGCTGGAGCTCGCTGCCCTACAAAACCCCGGCTTGCAACAAATACCAAGCCATCAGCCCCGCCGCCTTGCAGCGGCGGGAAGAAAAAATCGCCGAAATCCAAAACACGCCCTACAAATAACGAGGCAAAAGATGAATCCCACCATCGACACCGGCTTTATGCTCGCCCTGCGCTACCGCGCCCCGGTTATCCCGCTGGAAACCGCCTGCGCCGACTTTATGCCGCACCTGAGCATAGAGGTAGCCCGCCGCCGCGCCAAAGTGCAAACCCTGCCCTTTCCGGTTTTCCAGGCGGACAAATCCCAAAAAACGACTTTTTTTGTAAACGTTTCCGACCTCGCCGCCTGGCTCGAATCCAGCCGCGAACAGGCCGCCGAAACATGGATGAAAATGCACAATATGGAGACTGAAAAATGAAAATCGCCCGAGCCACCCCCGAAGATATTAATGCTTTATGCGGCCTAGCCTTTGCCGTAGATGCCATCAACGCAGGCAGCATCCCACCTGCCGAAGGCGGCGAAGATAGCGAATGGGAACACATCGGCGCAGGCAACCTCCTCAACATCCTGCACGACGACATCCCCGCATCCCTGCAAAAAGAATCCCTCGACATTTGCCGCCGCTGCCTGATCCGCCTGCTTGAGATTACGGAGAGCGCCCACATCACCCGCGCCGCAGGCAACCTTGAAGCCGTATTTTTGCCGAACAACCGCATCATCAACCTTGAAGCCGACACCCTCGAAACCCACCCCAGCATAGACCAAGGCTGGGCCGATACCGCCCGGCTGGACTGGTTGGCAAAAAACGATTGTGCCCTGACCGAAAATCTTGGCGATGAAGACGGCGATAGACAAGACACTCCTTTTGCAGTTATTCACGTACAAGAAGAGCATTTTGAAGTATTAGCCGCCGCAAACAATATCCGCCAAGCCATCGATACGGCTATGCAGGCACAAGCAGCGGAAGCAGAGGCTACCTGAAATGCCACCCATCCTAGACCCCTGCTGCGGCAGTCGCATGATGTGGTTTGACAAGCAAGACCAGCGTTGCCTGTTTGGCGACCTGCGAACTGAAAGCCACTACCTAAAAGACCGTGGCAACCTGCGCCACCTCGAAATCCACCCGGATGTGCGGCTAGACTTTACCGCCCTGCCATTTGCCGACAACAGCTTTAATCTGGTTGTTTTCGACCCGCCTCACCTTGTACGAGCCGGGAAAAAATCATGGTTGGCCAAAAAATACGGCCAGCTCACCCAAGATTGGCGCAACGACATCAGCCAAGGCTTCGCCGAATGCTTCCGCGTGCTCAAGCCCGGCGGCGTGCTGATTTTTAAATGGAATGAAGACCAAATCAAAGTGCCGCAGATTTTGGCGCTCACGCCGCACCAACCCCTATTCGGGCATCCCACCGGCCGCCACGGCCACACGCATTGGTTTACTTTTATGAAGGAATAATCATGACCCAAACATTTACCCAAATCCGCGAATGGGCAGAAGCCCGCAACCTTATCGCAGGTAGCGACAGTTTCCGCCAGCTTGCCAAGCTCGTAGAAGAGACCGGCGAACTGGCCGCCGATATTTCCCGTGGCCGCTCGCGCCGCTGTGTCGCTGACAGCATCGGCGATTGTGTAGTTGTGCTGACTATCCTCGCCGAACAGAACGGCTTGCAGATAGAAGATTGCATTGTCCAAGCCTATGACGAAATTAAAGACAGGCGTGGTGTAATGAAAGATGGCGTGTTTGTGAAAGAGGGAGATGTGCAATGACACCAGAAAGAATCGAACAAGAGCGCAAGGCGTTTGAGGCATGGATGGCCGATCTATATCCAACTAACCCGCAAACGGAACGAGTAGGCGACGAATACAGCCGCCTTGGTACACAGTACAAATGGGAAGGCTGGCAAGCCAAAGCCTCACAATCCGAATGGATAAGCGTGGAGGACAGGCTGCCTGAAATTGATGAATCTGTTTTAGTATGCAGAAACTGGAGAGGCAAATTAGTTCAATGTGTGGATAAAATCAGATTATGTTATGACCGCGAAAAACCTAAAGAAGAGCAAAAGAGGTATGGTTTTATGTATTCGGATATTACACACTGGCAACCGCTTCCCGCTCCGCCTGAAGGAGATTGAAAAACACAAACAGGCTGCAAACGCAGCCTGTTTTTTTGTTGCAGAACCGGATACTTTTACAAAAATAATTGCAGAAACCGCTTGACTTATATTATAGGTTATCCTATAATTAATCCAACGATTAGGAATAAAGAAATCCCGCTGCGGGAACAGCGGGAAATCCGAAAAAGAAAGGAGGTGATGAAGATGATAAGATTCCTAATCTTGGTGGTTTTACTAGTAATCAGCTACCCAGCCTACTAATAAAACTGTGTGATTAACCAAAGGGCGGCGGCAACGCCGCCCATTCCCAACCACCTTTCTGCAATCACTTTACCCGAAAGAAAAAACCATGTCAAACGCCAACACCAAACACAGCAAAGCCCTCCGTAAAGCCACAACCGCCAAATGGCAGCGTGAAAAACTCGAGCGCGGCGAACTCGCCCAAATCCTTATCCGCGCAGATTCTGAAACCATCAATAATTTCAAAACTATGCTGGAAGAAATCGGCGGCTCCCGCCCCGAAGCCCTGCGCAAACTGTACCAGTTTTACCAAGCCAAAAAATAG